CAGCTTGGGTGCGAATGACATCTGGAGTTGATTATGAAGGATCTTCAGATTTAGCTAAAAAATATGTTATGCAAGGTGGAGTTTTAAATTATTCTACAAAAGAAACTAAAGATAATGGTATAAAAGATGTTTTTACTCAAAAATCTGGATTGGGAAACGCATCAAATGCCTATAGTAATTTATCCCAAGGAGGGGCTGTTAATAGATTAGGTATTAGACCAATGCCTGGTATTACTGATATATCAATACAATCAAAAGGAGCATATGGTTCACTTCAAGAAGCAACAGTAACATTTACATGTTGGGATATCAAACAATTAGAAGAATTAGAACTCCTATACATGCGCCCAGGATATACTGTGCTTTTAGAATTTGGTTGGGATTTTACTAGAGCAAATGGTTCTCTACCTAGTTATGATATATTAAATCAACATGATATAACATTAAATGATGCTTTTGCTCAAATCTATGAATTAATTGATCAAAGTGGGGGAACATACGATGCTTTATTAGGATATGTTAAAAACTATAATTGGTCTGCTAGAGACGATGGTGGATATGATTGTACTACATCAATAATTTCACTAGGTGAAGTTTTAGAATCACTAAAATGTAACTGGGTCCCTGGAGAAACAAAAGCTTTTGATAATTCGGGTAAAGGAATATTACAAATTGCTGGAAATAGTGATAAGCAAGTTATTGAATCCTATGAAAAAGGAATAATTCCTGGATTAATTCAAGAACTGTGGAACAGCATGGAAGGAAAATCCAGTAGTACTACTAATGTAATTACAGATGCTAATACAGGAAACTATTATTATCTTTATAGATTAGATATAAAAGACAATAAAAATGAAAGAGGAGGATTACAAAAACCTCTAGGACCCCAATCAAAACATGAGGTGTATATAACATTAGGTAGTTTTTGTGATTTATTAAGTACTTACGTATTTCCTAAAGGAGCTAAAAACCAACCACTTTCTGAAATAGTAACATATGAAACTGGTTATGCTTCTAAAAATTATATAAAATACAATAAAAAAAACAGCACTAACTCAGCAGAATCCGCATTTAATTCCCAAAAACTATCTAATGCTTTTGCTACATCTCTTAAATGTATTGCTAGTCCTTTAGCTTTATCAACTAATTTAGGTGTATGTTATGTTAGAAACGATAATTGGAATAATTTAGAGGTACAAACCCCTACAGAAACTACATCTGCATTAACAACTCCTATATCTCCTGATATAAGAACTGCTATTGAAGCAAAAACTTTTGCAAATAAAGCTAAGCGTTATCCTAATAATGTTTTTAATAGATTTGCTGGAAATATAACTAAAACTGAAATTAGTATTCCAACAGCATCTACTAATCCCCTAAATATAATATCTGCTCTTATACCTATAAAATCTTACACCTATAGCTCACCATTAGGACTTCAAGGAGATATAGATAAACTAGCCCTAGACTTAAAAAATGCTTTAACTAAAGTAGAACTTATCCCAAGTGAAGATAAAGACGGGAATACTATTTTAATTTTAAAATTTTTCTTTTTTGACGGATCTTCTTTTTTATCATCAAATTCTTCTAATAATAACACAATTAATTTTTTAGATTATTTTGGAGAAATAGATGGTGTTAGACGAGGTGGGCTTTCATCAGGTATATATGAAGATATTTTCATATATAATTACGATCCTGTGCCTCCTGGGAAGTTAAATATAGACTCACTAGGCCTATCTGAAGATCCTTTTACAGAAGGTAAATTTAATGTAAAGGATAATAAAGGAAAAGAATGGACCAAAAAAAGTGTTGTTGATGCTCTTCAAAAAGCACTGTCTAATGTAGCTTTAAGTGATATTTTACAAAAAAGTCTTGAAGCACAAATTCCTCAAGTAGCTAATCAAATTGCTCAAGAAGCATCAAACGTTTCATCTAAATTGGCATTGCATTTTTTAGAAGATAACAACAGTAACACAAAACAATTAGGATATATTTCAAACATATATATTAATTTAAACTATTTGTATGAACAAGCAATTTCTAAAAACTCTGCTTCTAACGATACTCAAAATAAAAATAATATTTCTATTAGAGATTATATTCAAAGTATAATGAGAGATGTTCAAAATAGTTTAGGAAATATAAACAGTTTTGATATTCAAGTAGATAATAGAAATGCTATAGGAAGAATTATAGATATTAACTTTACAGGAAACCCAACTAAAGACATATTTACTCTTCAAATTCATAATCTTAATTCATCAGTTAGGGATTACAAATTTTCATCCAAAATATTCCCAGAAATGGGATCTATTATAGCAATATCTGCTCAAGATGCTACGGGTATAGGGAAATTAGGATATGATAATGCTACATTAGTTGCTTGGAATGAAGGTATTTCTGATAGATTAATACCTAAAAAAGATTTTAATCAAAGTATAGCATTAAATGATCCCAATATAGCTAATAGTCCTACTACATTTCTTTTACCATTTTTAACCAAAATATATAATTATTTCCAATATATAAATGGTCAGAAAAATAAAGATGATAATAATTATGCTTATGGTGGTTTAGATTTTGCATATAGAGATTTTTTATCTAATTTAGATAGATTTGATCCACGAAACCGATTTAAAACTATTATACCAACAGAATTAACTGTTACTTTAGATGGTATTGGTGGTATAATTATAGGAAACCTATTCAAAATTAACCAAGACATTGTTCCTAAAGGATATAGAAATGTACCTGGACGTGATATAGCATATATAGTAACTCGATTAGGACACCAAATTTCAGGAAATGATTGGACAACTGAATTAAGTGCTTTTCCTGTTGTATTTGAAAATTCTCAAGGAGTAGATGTTTGGAAAAAATGGAAAGATAATCAATATCCTGGAGCTCCAACTATTAATGTTGGTGGTAGAAGCATATTAATAGGGAAAGCAAGTATTAGTAATTTTAATCAAGATAATATTAAGACAGCAGTTAAATTTTTCTTATCCAAAGGATACTCAGATGTCCAAGTAGCAGCCCTAGTAGGAGGATTTATCTTTGAATCCGGAGTAAACCCCGAAATAGTAAATAGTATAGGAGCAGTTGGTATAGCTCAATGGTTAGGTGGTAGAAAAACAAAACTATTATCTAAATCAAATCCGTATGATTTAAACACTCAATTAAATTTTATTATAGAAGAGTTCAATAGTAGTGAAAAAGCAGCTGGAAATAAATTAAAACAAGCAACAACTATAGAATCAGCGATAGCGGCTGCTGCTGCTTATGAAAGATTTGGTGGTATAACTAAAGGGGCTGCTACAACATATGAAGATGTACTAAATGCCTCGGAAACAGGAAACAGAATAGAATTTGCTCAAGAATTATTAAACAATATCAGTAAATATAAATAATGAGACCAATACCAAAAAGCCGAATCCAAGAAAGTTTATATACTAATGGTACTGGTATAGGAAAAAATATTGCTTTACGTTATATAAGTAATAAAGTACCATATATTGGATTTTATAATATAGTAAATGGAAGTAAATATTCTACAGGTAAAACATTTGATAATAATTCAAAATCATTAGAAACTTATAACTTAACAGCAACGGCAGCATCTACTGTTGCCGCTGCTGGGTCAATTCCTACTTTAAAGAATTCATTTATAAATTCAAATAATTCTTCCCCAACACGTTATTTTTATAAAGATCTAGGAACAACAAATATTTCAATCAAAGAAATAGATAAAAATGCTTACAACCAGTTAGCTAATCAACCTTCATCTAATTATCAAGTAACATCATATAATTCAACTACTCAAACACTAGAAGAAGCTAATACTCAAATGCCTGGACTGACAGCTTTTTTGGGTACCTAAAATTTTATTCGTATATTTAGCGAGTAAATAAATAAGGTTATGTTTTATCTGATAGAAAAAAAATCTCAATTACCCTTTTTACCGTCTTTTGATAAATGTTTTGTTCATATAATATCGAACAATTACAATTATCATCCTGCTATATCTGAAATATCATTAGTTTATGTAAAACCATTTGATGATAAAGGGTATATATTTTGTATTAAACATAACGAATCATTAGGTTTAAAATGGCAACCGCTTAAAAAATTCTTATCTGAAAAAGAATTATATGCTGTTGATGCAAAATACACTAAATACTTTTTGAGTGGTAAAATAAATGATTTAACATTAAGTAGTATTGCTAAAGGTGTTAAACTTGATTTAGGTAAATGTGAATCTACATTAATGTCTAATTTTTATCGAGAATTAGGTTCGTTAAAGAATATTAATGAATTAATCCCTATATCTAAACATTATGAGTATTGTGAAGCAATTTATGAATTAATAAAACCATATATTGTTAAAAATACTGACTATGTAAATAAACAAATTGATTTTTTTTTTAAAATTGAAAAAGAAGGCATTAAATTAGACAAAGAATGCTTTATTAAATATTATGAAAACCATCTTACTCCGCATTTTTCAATCAAACAAGGACGAGCTTATACTAATTATAATTTATATACTCTTACTGGGCGTCCTTCTAATTCCTTCAATAATATAAATTATGCTGCTTTAAACAAAGAAAATGGAGAGCGTCAATGTTTTATCCCGGGCAATGATTTATTTATGGAATTTGATTTTAACGGTTATCATCCTCGTTTATTAAGTGAAATAGTAGGATATAAATTTGATTATAATAATAATGTATATGTTCAAATTGCTCAAATATTAAATGAACCCGATATATCTAAAGTAAAAAAAATTACATTCCAAAATTTATATGGTGGTATAAGAAAAGAATTTAAAAATAAACCATTTTTTAGAGAAGTAGATATGTTCACTGATAATCTTTGGGATGAAATACAATATCAAGGATACCACACAACACCCTCAGGCAAAACATTTCATTTAAAAGACATTGAAAACCCAACGCCACAAAAAATACTTAATTACTACATCCAAAATTTTGAAACATCACAAAATGTTGAACAAATATTTGATCTATATAACGATTTTCGTTCATTAAAATCAAGAATTGTGCTTTACACATACGATGCTATATTAATAGATGCGGCGCAAGACGAAGTAAATCAAATAAAGGAAATTATAAGTAAATTAAAATATCCAACCAAAGTAAAAATAGGAACCAACTATAACGAATTAATATAATATTTATGGATAAAATAAATAATGTGTGTGGTATTACTAATGACTACATTCTTGAACTAAATGATTTTATGTCCAATAAGCTTTTTTGCACATTTGTTGCACTTTCTAAATTAGACGAAACTCTAAATATACTTACAAATCGCTATTCTATTTTATATAATAAAATATTCGTTTTATCCTCTTTGGATAGTGACGAGTTGATTTTAACATATAATATTGATGTTATGAATACTACGACAAAGAATGCGCTACCTAGTACAATATTATTACATAGAAAAAAAGAATCTAATACTTTATACACAATTAATGCTCTAAACAGATTAATTGAATCTCTTAACGGAGGTGTACTTGATATTAACTACAAAATAAATTGGCCTGACTATCGTAACGTTATTTTACTTACTCAAGAAGGTGGTTTAAGAAAAATACATACAAAAATTCATACTATTATTGAAGTATAGTTTGGATACCCCAAACATCTTTATTATATTTACCCAAAACAAGTTATAAACAAATTTAAAAAACGTTATGGATTTATCTTTAATCAAGCAGACGTTGGCCACCTTTAACAACAAAGGCCAGTCTAAGGAAAAAACTGATTACACAAAAATTTTCTGGAAACCAAAAGTAGGGAAACATCAAGTTCGTATTGTTCCTTCTAAGTTTAACAAGTCTACACCGTTCCGTGAAATTTATTTTCACTATGGGTATACTAAAGGACCTATTTTAGCATTAACTAATTGGGGTGAAGCTGATCCTATTGCAGAAGCAGCACAAAAACTTCGCAAATCAGACAACCCAGATCATTGGCAAATGGCTAAAAAAATTACTCCTAAAATGAGAGTATTTGCACCAGTTATCGTTCGTGGTGAAGAAGACATGGGTGTTCGTTTATGGGAATTTGGTAAAGAAATTTACACTCAATTAATGAACATTGCTATGAATGAAGATTACGGTGATTATACTGACATTCAGGATGGCCGTGACTTTATTGTAGAAGGTACTGATGATACAGTAGCTGGTCGTAAAGTAGTAAAATGTGTTCTTACACCAAGAGTAAAAACTACACCAATTACAGATGATGCTACGGCTTTAAAAACTTATTTAGAAGAACAGCCTGATATCTTTGCTATTAATAAGAAACATACTTATGAAAGCTTAAAAGAAATCTTTGAAAAATGGGCTAATCCTGAAGAAGAAGATGATAATGCTCCTATTGCTGCTGCTTCTGATGATGAAGAAACAGAAACACCAAGTAGAGGAGATTTACCTTGGGAAAAAGAAGAAAAACAATCTTCATACACTTTAAATACAAAACAACCAAAAGCGGACAAGTTCGAAGATTTATTTGATAAAGAATAATTATGGCCAAAAGAAACACTATAAATGATGCGGCGTCTGCTGCTATAAAAAGTTCTTCTGGAAAATCCTTCGATTTAGATAGTTTTAAAAAATCTAAAAACCTATCAGAGTCATCAAAGTTTAAAAAACAAAGATGGATCCCCTTCTCCCCAGCTGTAGCTGATGCACTCTCTATCCAGGGAGTGCCGATGGGACAGGTAACTATTGCTAGAGGAGGATCAGATACTGGAAAAACTACATTAATGATTGAAGCAGCAGTGTCTGCTCAACAACTTGGAGTATTACCTGTGTTTATTATTACTGAGATGAAATGGGATTTCTCTCATGCTAAAAAGATGGGATTAGAAGTAGAAGTAGTATCCAATGCTGAAACTGGAGAAGAGGTTGATTATAAAGGATTTTTCTTATATGTTGACCGATCTTCATTAAATACAATTGAGGATGTATCTGCTTTTATAGCTGATATTTTAGATGAACAGAAAAAAGGTAAATTACCTTACGACTTATTATTCCTATGGGACTCAGTAGGTTCAATACCTTGCGATATGAGTGTTAAACAAGGAAATAACAATCCTATGTGGAATGCAGGTGCTATGGCTACTCAATTTGGTAATTTCATTAACCAACAATTCCCATTATCACGTAAAGAGAAATATCCTTACACAAATACATTCTTTGTAATTAATAAAACAGGAGTACAACCAGCATTAACACCAATGTCACAACCTAGAATGACAAATAAAGGTGGAAATGCAATGTATTGGGATGCTGCTATCGTTATCACATTTGGAAACGTTACAAATAGCGGTACTTCTAAAATCAATGTACAACACAAAGGTAAAAAAGTTGAATTCGCTAAACGTACTAAAATAGCAATTGATAAAATTCATGCTGATTGTGGTATCGCCACAGCATCAACTGTGATTGTAACTCCTCATGGATTTATTCCTGATACACCTGAAGCTATAAAAGAGTATAAGAAGACATATGCTCATGAATGGTTTGAAGAAATTACAGATATAGATAGTCTACAGATTACTGAAGATGCTAGTGAATGGAATGAAAGTCAAAGTATATCACCAATGTTAGAAATTGAAGAGTAATGTTTGATAAAAAATTTCTTCTTCAAGTACTAGATTCAATAGTAGAAGATAAACCTACTAAGAATAGTCGTATTCTTGTTATAGATTCTATGAATACGTTCATGAGAAATTTTTCATCAGTTAATACACTTAACCCAGCGGGCCACCATATAGGTGGTCTCGTAGGTTATTTACGAAGTATTGGATATGCTATTAAAACATTCCGTCCTACTAGAGTAATATTAGTATTTGATGGGCATGGAAGTACAGTTAATAAAAAAAATCTATACCCTGACTACAAAGGTAATAGAAGTATATCTCGTATTACAAATTGGGATATATTTGATGATAAAGATGATGAAAGCGAAGCAATGGGTAACCAAATGACACGCCTTATTCAATATTTAAAGCAACTTCCTGTATCTTTAGTATCAATTGATAAAATAGAGGCAGATGATAGTATAGGACTTATAGCAAATTATTATGCTGCTGATAAAAACTGCAAAACAGTAACAATAATGTCTGCTGATAAAGATTTTTATCAATTAATTAATGATAAAGTTCAAGTTTATTCACCAATTAAGAAAAAAGTATATAAAGTTAATGATGTTCTTGAAGAATTTAATGTACATCCTAATAACTTTTTAATTTACAAAGCATTACTAGGTGACAACTCAGACAACCTTCCCGGTGTTAGAGGATTAGGTCCTAAAAAAATAGTTAAGTTATTTTCTTTAGAAGGAGCAGACGAATATAAATTAGAAGATATTTACAAGATAAGCGCAGATAATGCAAAGAAAAGTCCGATGCACACAAGTATATTAGAGGCACAACATCAATTAAATATTAACTATCAATTAATGAATATACGCGAACCTAACATATCAGACGATAGTAAAGAAGATATAATCAATTTATTAAATGAAGAGATTACTTCGTTAAATGTTGGTGGGTTTATGGTGCTATATGAATCAGATGGTTTAGTTAATTCTATACCAAATACTCATGGATGGCTGTCAGAAAATTTTGGTTCCCTCATACTAAGATAGTATATTTACAAAAATAGGTTATTAACAAATAAAAGTTATATAAATGGTTGCATTATCAAAATTATCCCAATACGGACATCAATTTCAAATCAAAGTAATAGGAGCCCTATTAACAGATAGAAATTTCCTTATTACTATATCGGATGCTTTAACTGAAGATTATTTTGAAAATACTTCACATCAATGGATTATTAAGGAAGTTTTAAGTTATTTTCATAAATACCACACTGTGCCTTCAATGGAGGCCTTAAAGGTAGAAATACAAAAAATTGAAAACGATGTATTACAAATAGCTGTTAAAGAGCAATTAGTTCAAGCTTACCGAGATTCAGAACAGACAGATGCTCAATACATTAAAGATGAATTTTTAGGATTTTGCCGAAATCAGCAAATGAAAAAAGCTATTATTGCTTCTACAAATTTATTAAGTATTAATGACTTTGATTCAATTAGACAATTAATTCTTAATGCACTTAAAGTAGGTGAAATAAGATCTATTGGTCATGAGTATGAAAAAGATGTTGAAACTAGATATCGTGATGATAATAGATCACCAATTCCATTTCCTTGGGAAGCAATGAATAATATTACACAAGGTGGTTACGGTAAAGGTGAATTAGTTATCATATTTGGTAATCCAGGTGGTGGAAAATCATGGGCTATTATTGACATGGCAACACACGCTGCTAAATTAGGATTTAATGTATTATATTAT